TCCAAAGTATTATAAAGAATTACGTAGACGTAATAAACTGGACCAGGCCATTAGCAAGCCAGAGCCGACGGGCCATGCACGCGTGCGCCCTGGTCCGGGCCTCAAGCAACAAGCATCAAGCCAAACCGAAACCAGTTCGAGTTCAGAGAGCCTCAAGCATCAAGCGACAAGCGTCAAGTCCTGAGCAGCAAGCATCAAGCGTCAAGCCACAAGCAGCAAGCTCCGTGATTCTTGAACCACGGTACAAGAATACTGAAGAAGTATTCTTGGGTAAAGGACCAAGGGCCTTTACCATGATAAATGTATTGTTAGGATGACGTTTATGGAAGGCTATTTGGTGTGGTGAAAATTTAATTTTTTTACTCTTCGTTACCTTGAGTTCTAAAGTGCAAAAGTGCCCAGAAGTATTATAGACCAATAGATCAGGAGTCCCAAGTAAGCTATTGTTTTCAATTCGAATAAGCGAAAGTGATTTAAAATTTCTTTTGATTTGTTGATAAAATTTTGCCTCTGGACCCATGTCGTTATCGAGGTAATTACCTCATGCATTAAACTACATTATTGCGCAGTTTGTTAGGTATAATTATATTTCTTTTACGTTCTGTTTTTAAAACAATACGATGCGACTGGTGATTTCCAGTTGCTCCAAATATAGTTTGACTGTTTTCGTGCACTTCCATTCTTTTAATTTCTTCTAGGTATCCATCTTTTTCTACAAAGATAACAGCGTCGCTTATAGCATTACCCTGTCTACTTCCATCATTTTTAGCTTCTGTAAATTTAGATAGGAACTCTTGTAGGTCTCTTACTCTCATTTATTTTTATCTGCAAGAAGTTTTTCAATTTCTTTTTTAAGAGTGTTGTTGTCGTAGGTAAGTTCAGAAATAACTCTAACTTGGTCTATAAGTTTACCACTTAACTCTTCTATAATTTTTTTAGATCCATCTAATATATTTTGAGTTTTAATATACTCAGACTCTTTTTGCTTCCATTCCCATATTTCTTTTTTGTGTTGGTCAATTAAGAAAGCTAAATCTAAAGAACCTCTGTCTTCTTTAGGTTCATTTGTAATCTTTACTTCATTTTCTAGTGACATATCTTCTCCATGTTCTTTCGCGTTTGTATATGTACGTTTGTCTTTCATACCTTGACTTTATAGGACGATTACCTTAAAAAGTCAATATGGGAGTTCCTAAAAGATTAACAGAAATGCAAAAAAGATTTGCCGAGTTTTTAGTATTCGGTGGACCTGACGGACCGTTGTCTAAATCAGAAGCAGCAGAGATGGCAGGATATTCACCAAAGCGATCACGTGTAGAAGGTAGTGAGCTAACCAATCCAAGACTGTCACCACTTGTAGTTCAATACATTGGTAAACTACATGACGAACGATTACAAAAACATGAAGTTAGCTATTCAAAACACATAGCAGAATTAGATAGAATTAAGCAAGCAGCTTTAAAAAAAGGATCTTTCTCATCAGCTGTAAACGCTGAAGTAAGTAGGGGTAAAGCAGCAGGACTATACATAGACCGAAAAATAATAAAAACTGGGAAACTAGAAGATATGTCAGAGCAAGAATTAGAAGCAAAGATGAAACAAATCTTAGACGATTACGCACCTCTTCTAAATGTGACACCTAATGAATCCGAGTTATCTTCTTCACGCAAGAAGTTGGAAAAACAGAACGCTCCGAAAAGTGAATAGAGCCATCGGCTTCAACATCATAACCAGCAAAGATTCTTACAGTCTCATCATCTTTACTAAATAACCAACCTTCACTTACAGGTGTAGCCAGTTTCATATCTTTAAACTCTTTTTCAGAACCCCAACCGCCTTCAGTTATGATATCAATCCAATCGATACGCACACGTTTGAATGGAAAAGGCACAGCTTGTTTAACCGTTTTGGGTTTAGTGTAGCTGTTGATTCTTCTGGATTTTCTCTTCGATCTCATAAATGTATATGTATGTCAAAAGTTTTAAAAAAACAATGAAAATGAAAAGCCTCGCGTGCTGGCAATCCTAAATATTGCCATAGGTAGACAAAATAATCTGTCACCTTAGACATAAAATGTCTACCTGACTGTCTACCCTAAAGTCAATAAAATCAATGCTTCTAGACGAAAGTGACAGAATGACATTATTTCTAGAGTAGTTTTTATTTTTTTTTTTATTTTTTTTACCATACATATACATTGGCTATAATACCTGTCTATCTGCCTCTTTTTTGCCATAATGTAGACTCATTACTGCCAACTTATCTTCTGCTTCTGCCATTTTTAGTAATAATTTGTCAACTTCAGCTGTAATATCAGGATGTTCCGGTATAACTAACTCATGTTCGCTATAACATTTTATCTTGTATTTAGCGTCTGCTATGTCTGCTTCGTATCGCTTCTTTAGAACGGTTCTAAGTTTATCGTTCATTCCACCTCCTTGTCTTAATGTTGCCATCATTGTCGATGTACATTATCCATGACTTTTTACCATCAAAGTAATAACCATGTAATTGCCATTTTTTACGCGCCATTGAAAAAATCCTCCGGGTTCATTGGTGTTGTTCTTTCTTTCTCATCATGCATAAGTTCATTATACATGTTGATTCGTTTTAATGCCTTGTGCTTCCAGGCTCGAAGGTCAGCGCCTTCTGTTTTGAATTCTTGATAATATAGGTCAGGCGTGCAAACCATGATAACTCCTTGTTCAATCTTGCTGTCGTAGACGTAGTCATGGGCCATGGCGTACATTGCAATCTGCAAGAAATAGTCTTCAATCCATTCTTCCCTTTTCGGACGGTTAGCTTGTTTGAAGTCAACAATAGTTTCTTTGCCATTATGCAAGCATACCAAATCTGTTGAACCTGCGTATAGACCCGGGTAGTGTAGCATAACTTCAGAGCCATAATATTCTTCCACTGGCGCAAGACCAATCTCAATAATTTTGTCGGCCATGGGACGCGCCTCTTGTCCGATTGCTGTAAGATCAACGCAGCCAGTTCCGAGTATATAATGCTCCAAGAATTTGTGCATAGCTGTCCCCCTATTACTAGATACATTTTTGATTCGTTCTGCTTCTGCTTCACCGACTTTCTCCTTCCAGTCTTTTAGAAATTGTTTATTTTTGGTGGCTCCTAATATCGTAGTCACACTAGGAAGTCTAGAATTATCTATGTCATAAACCCTGGTCCCTGATCCGGGGTCCGTGAGCTGTTTTCCTCGTATATAGTTGTATTTATTACTCTTTTTTATACCTGATTTAAGCTTATCTAAATCATGATATTCCTTTATATCTTCATCACTCATCATTTAATATTCCTTATTACATAATAAAGTATGATCATACCTATAGTAAAACAAATTACATTATAAAAAAACATACCCAAACCAAACTCAACGCTCATTAGTTCTCTCCTTCTTATTACGCTTAGACTGTTCATAACTTTCTTTTAATTCCTCTTCTTCTTTTTTACCAAAGATTCTATCAAATTCTTTTTTATACAATTCAGTTGCCGGTCTAGACTTACCATCGTATGTAAATTTTTTCTTCATTCTAAACTCATCCTTATTTTATACTCATCAAGGCTCACTACATTACCATCAAAAACATGATCAGGTGAATAATGATCTATGATTGTTTCTACCTTTTGTAATTTAGTTTTAGACCAAGGCCATATTAATCTACATACTTTGTATGCATCCCTAAAAGTACAACGCCATTTGTATTGCATTAAGTATTTAGTTCCGTCCTTACGATAACCTTTTCTAGGTTTTTTATTTACAGTTCCAACACCTAATACTTCATGAACCCAACGTATAACATATTCATCAGTCATGGTTATCTCCATACTAATACGCTGTGACATGGAATATCTGTAGCCCTTACCCTTGTGTTTCTTTTTCTTTTCTTTACGTTTAGCATAATAGATACTACCTTCACCATCAAAGAGCCCTGCTATGTATGCAATGTCTTCATTAGTAATCATCTTTGCACCGCCAATCTCACAACCGTGGTCCATGGGTTAAGATCATAATCTTTAATGCAGCCTGTTAGAAGGACCATCATCAATAAGACCATTGTCATCTGTTTCATATAATTCTCCCTCTGAATCGCAGTCCCAACATTGGTGTACTGTGTAATCAGGATACTCCAGACTTGCTACCTTAACAAATCCATTTCCTTTACACGTAGGACAAACGTATCTCTTTACTCTATTTATTTTTAGCTTTGCCATTTAATTTTTTCGCTTTCTCATTTGCAATTGATTCAATGGTCTTAGAAATTGACAACGTCGCATCAGGTAATAATACCTTCGACAATTGAATCAAAGTCTTATATGTTTCATGTGTTAATGAAACATTTCTATATTTAGTTATATCGGTCATAGACCTTCCTTTCATTTATTTATGAGCAGAATATAGGATGTTACGGAGATTTGTCAAGTATGAAAATTTTATTAAGTTTAATTATATGTTCGCAAGTAGCC